AGAATGTTAAGAGAAGGAGTGCAAAAGAAGTTAAGACTGATGCAATCATTGACAAACATGTTAAGATGCAAACTGCACAAAAGAAAGCTGGTAAAAAACTTAATAAAAAATAATGGAATATGTACAATCATACCCTATAATTGATTTTCCAAATCTTCGTGATGAGTTTATCAATCATGAAGGATTAGACCTTAAAGAAGAAATGTTATATGGGGATTACAATGTAAAAGACCCATCATTTACTGGAAGAACAAACTCACCAAAATCCAAAGAGTATTTTGATATCGTAATGAGAATGATACATCATCCTATTCAATCATATGTTGAATCATGGAATTGTAATGCTTATGAAATACAAACTATCTGGTGTCATCAATACAATGATGGTGGTGAATACATACATCATACTCATTCCCTTGCAAACATGGCAGGAGTAGTACATCTACTACTTGAAGATGAAAGAGATTATACAAACATAGAAGGATATGAAACACCTATTAAAGAAGGTGAAGTAGTATTGTTTCCTTCCATGCAACCTCACAAGTGTGACCCAGTTCATGCTCGTAAAATAACTATTAACTTTAACTGGGATATGCATGGAGATATGGAATATTATCACCCAGTTCAATAAAAATGAAATTTAATTATACACCACTAACAACTGGATTAGAACTTAAAGAAAGCCCTATACATGGATTAGGGTTGTTTACAAAAGAAGACTTCAAAGCAGGAATCTTTTTAGGTGAAACACATATATGGGAAGAACGAAGAAGAGACTGGATTAGAACACCACTAGGTGGATTTATAAACCACTCAGAAGACCCAAATTGTTATATCAATACAAACATTCATTATCATAATGGAGACCAAAGAGAACTTTATACTATAAGACCCATATATGAGGGTGAGGAATTAACAGTGTATTATACACTATTACAGGAGTAATTATGAAAGGAACGGCAGTATTAACCGAAGATGAGTATAGAGAGTTTAATGTTAGAGCTACTATACTACAAAGTAAAGGATATGATTTACCATTTGAGGTAGAACATCTTAGAGAAGATAGAACCTTCAAAATAAAAATTCATGGTGAACATGACTTTGATGAATTAGATAAAATATGTAATGAAGAAATTTGAAATAATTGATTATGGGTTTCAACAATTACCCACAGAAAACATCGATGGTAAAAGATACTATGTAACACCAACAGGTGAAAAGTATCCATCAGTAACATCGGTCACTGGACTTTTGAATAGAGATGGTATTAAGAAGTGGAGAAAGAGAGTTGGTGCAAAACAAGCAAATAAGATATCAACTCAAGCTGCAAGACATGGAACATCTGCACATCAACTATTCGAAGACTACATTCGTAATGATAACTTTGAAGAGAAGTTCAAAGGTGCAATGCCTACAACTCAACAAGCATTCATCTCATTAGAAAAACAACTTAATCAAATAGGACTTGTTCATGGACTTGAATCACCACTTTACTCTCATAAACTACAACTTGCTGGTAGAGTAGATTGTATTGCAGAGTGGGATGGAAAGATATCAGTTATAGATTTTAAGACCAGTGCAAAACCAAAGAAAGAAGAATGGATACAAAATTATTTTATACAAGAAACTGCATATGCAAAAATGTTTGAAGAACTCACAGGTAAAACTGTAGAGTCAATCATCACAATGATTGCAGTGAGTAATGGAACAAGTCAATTGTTTATTGAAAAACCAAGTGAAAAGTATACAGAAAAGTTAGAACAACTTCGTGGTCAATACAGAGCTGAGTATGGTCTCTAAAAGTTTGAGGATGACATCCACATTATTAGAAATGGTAAAGCAATTGGTGCTAACATATAAAAGGAAAACTCAGTAAGTTCCCTTATAGTTTGACAGATTTCACACCTATGTTCAATAATATAGTTAATAGCACGACTCATTTTAAGTTTGGTCTCCTTATAAATAATAGTATAATATATGATGAATTACAACGAGTTATAAATAATTATCACCTATATTTATAAGGGAGAAATATTTAATTAATGGCATATTCAAAAAAAGTAGTAGATAGATTCAACGATGTTTTAATGAACCCAGAGAAACATTCTGTTGGAAGGTTCGACCCTAAAGACCCTAATGTTGCAACAGGAATGGTTGGAGCTCCAGCATGTGGGGATGTCATGAAACTTGATTTAAAAATGGATGGAGACACAATCGAAGATGTCAAATTCAAAACTTATGGATGTGGTTCTGCAATTGCATCCAGTACAATGTTTGTTGAAATGCTTAAAGGTAAAACAATCGAAGAAGCAAAACTTATCAAAGACAAAGAGATTGCAGATGCACTTGAACTCCCACCAATCAAACTTCACTGTTCAGTCCTTGCAGAAGAAGGAATCAAAAAAGCAATCGAAAACTGGGAAGAAAAACTTGCACATAGAAGACACAACTATAGTAGCATTTAGAGAAGATAGTCTAGTAAACATTTTATACAAAAATAAGACTTGACAGATACCAGTTCTATAGTATACTAGTATAGTAATGAAGAAAAAAGTGATTATATGATTTTAACCAAGAAGAGGTTTGCAGAACAAATTGAAAATATCGTCTTAACTAAAAGACTCAATTACATAGATGCAATTGTCTATTTTTGTGAATCTCAACATCTAGACCCAGAATCAGTAAAGAATTTAATTACTCCACCTTTGAAAGAAAAGATTGAGAGTGATGCACTATCTTACAATCTATTAAAACCCAATGCAAAGAAAGGAAAAGGTAAATTACCAATATGAGGAAGTTTGATAATCGTAGACCCCAAAGACAAAAAGAATGGGGAAGAAAACCAAAGAAACCATCTGGGCCTCCACCTTTTGATGTCTTGATGAGAAGGTTTAAGAAGAAATGTGAACGAGATGGTATTGTTGCAGAGGTTCGTAAGAGACAATACTATGTCAAACCTTCTGAAAAAAGACAGAAGAAAATGAATGATTGGAAACGAAAAGTTAAAATTGAGAAGTGGAGAGAACAGGCTGCACTTGAAGCATATAAAAGAACACATAGGTAGGTATAGGATTTGGATGCAAAATTTGGATATGAATCATATAAACTATACCTTGGTATAAAACTACATTATAATTCTGATTATGATTTCAACAAATATAATGGTAAAGTTTCTGCATCGTTTGAGAGTTACCTCAAGAGGAATGATAAGTTCCAGTTTGCAAAACTTAGGAAACAACACAATGGACAACTTAAGGATTTCTATATTGCAAACTTCATGCATAAGGATTTTTGGGTAGGAGATTTATTCGGTGAAGAATCAAAAGAAAACTATACAGAATGGAAGAAGTACAACCAGTCTCTTCTCTACTGTTTCGAAAAAGATATCAGATATTTACACTCACTTGAAGGAGTTTTGGACAGCTTATTTACTGATAACAGTTCTAGTCATCCTATCATTGTTCAGTCTTTGTTATCCAAATCCATATCATTTGGAACAGGAGTATTATTGGACTCCCTCTTACGATGGAGTTCCAGCATAAACATAACAGAACAATATGTATGGCCAGAGTTGAAACAACGATTACAGAAGACTCAAGGGTTTATTGGTTATAATAAAGATAAGTTAAAAGAAAAGGTATTAGAAATATATGACTCTTGATATGACATTAGACCCAGAGATTGCAGAGGAATTAACACCTTCAATGTATTCTTATTTGAATCTATCAGAAGGTCGTACTGCATATATTGTAGGTAATGGGATGTCTAGAATAGGATTAGACTTAAACTTGCTTACAGGGGATGTATGGGGGTGTAATGCACTGTTTAGAGAATACACTCCAGACTACCTTACAATTGTAGATGTTAGTATTATGGGTGAGTGTTGTGAGTCAAAGTATCCAAAGTATAACAAATGTTATTTCTCTGGAGAATGGTTAGACCCATTAGAATTTGAAGAATACAATGTAATTAAAGGAACAATGGGTATCCCAGTAAGGGAATGGATAGACCCAAGTCATTCTAAAGTGACTATGCATGGAAAGGGTAACAGTAATGTTGGTATCCTAGAAATGCAAGCAATAGGAATAGAGGATGACTATAAGATTTCAAAGGTTGGTGGCCCAGAAGATGACTACCATCTATTTGAGAATTGGTTTGCTGGTACTACTGCAGCTGCAATGGCATCAATGAACCACGACTACGATAATGTAGTCTTTGTTGGATTTGATTCTCTTTGGAATTATGATTCGACTAAATATAATAACATCTATGCTGGAAGTGAATGTTATGGGACAGAAGACGACCCAGAAAACAACAGACTTGTTGAGACTGGTGACCAAGGTTGGATATCCCAAATAGAACAACTAAAGATTTTAGTTGACAGATTCCAAAACATAGATTATTATATGATGAAGGATGAATTAAGTGTTGAACCTTTGGAACAATACTTAGTTTAATACAATAGTAATAAAATGCAATACAATGCAAATACGAGGATAAAATTATGTCATTTCAAGACTTAAAAAAATCTAGAGGTGGATTCGACACCTTACAAGCATCACTAGAAAAAACTTCTAGTGGTTCAGAAACTAAATCATACAATGATGACCGATACTGGAAAATCGACTTAGATAAGACTGGTAATGGTTATGCAGTTGTAAGATTTTTACCAGCAACTCAAGGTGAAGATATGCCATGGGTTCAATACTTCGACCATGGTTTTCAAGGGCCAGGTGGATGGTACATAGAGAAGTCATTGACTACTCTTAATGAGAAAGACCCAGTGTCAGAACACAATACTGAATTGTGGAACTCTGGTATTGAGTCTAACAAGGATATTGCAAGGAAACAGAAAAGAAGGTTGCACTATGTGTCAAATGTTCTTATCGTTTCTGACCCAACACATCCAGAAAATGAAGGAAAGGTTATGCTTTTCAGATATGGAAAGAAAATCTTTGAAATGTTGAAAGACAGAATGCAACCACAGTTTCAAGATGAAACACCATTAAATCCATTTGATTTATGGGAAGGTGCAGACTTCAAAATCAAAGTTCGTAAAGTAGATGGTTACTGGAACTATGATAAGTCAGAGTTTGCAACTCCAAAACCATTATCAGAAGATGATGCACAATTGGAGTCAATCTGGAATAGTCAACATTCTTTACAGGGTGTGATTGCACCAAGTGAGTTCAAATCTTATGATGAACTTAAACAAAAACTCGATAGAGTTTTAGGAATGACAGCATCAACTGCTAC